TGGCTCACTTGTTGGCTCACTTGTTTGGTATTCGTCATATTTACAGATAGTTATGACACTGTATTTGTTGGTCGTTTTTCTCGAAATCACGCCGCTGTTTTCTAACAAAACAAGTTTCCTTCTTATGCTTACTTCTGGGATTTCAGTGTCTTCGCTTAGTTTCCTTCTCCCCGTAACAACCTGCCCTCGCTTAACAACAAAACCTCTCCAATTTTTGTCTTTGCTGTTTGCGGATAAGAGCAAGTGTAGGAAAAGATGGACTGCTTGGGAATCTGTGTACCACTCCCAATCTTGGAATTTCCTATATAATTTTATCCAGCCATTATCCATAAATTGCTATATGTTGCTTAAAATAAAATGTTCTTAAATCTTAAAGTGCGCTGCATACCACCCACAAACTTGGTGCAGCAGCACCGCACAGCGTGTATTTGGCTTATACACAGCGTGTTAGGCGATTTATCGAGTGGCAAAAAACCCTCAACATAAGGCACTACAGCGTACCCAGAATGAGATTATAAAAGCCATACCAATAATGGCATGGCTAATATATTATATATCAGAAGGGCAAGTCGTTCGGACTTCCTTCTGCTTGTTGCCGAACATATCCTTGCTGCTGTGTCCCTTGATTGTTTGCTTGTGGAGGGAACTGCTGTGGTGCTTGAGAAGAGAATAGTTCTTGACTTGCTTGCTGCTCATTGTTTCTGTCAACTCTCCAACAGGAAATTTGATTATAGAACTTTCCATTATACTCGTGACAAGCAATATCCAAGTGTACGCGTACTCGCTCATTTACCTGTAAGGCTGCGGTGTTAATTTTTTCTTCTCCAAAAATTTGGAAACAGATAGATCGAGGGTATTGTTCGTTCTCGCCCTCTACATTAATAACATACTCTTGCTTGCTCCAATCGCCTTTTTGAGACGTGCCTGCAACTTTTGGCAGAACATTGGTAATAGTGCCAATAATTTCTATATTCATTTCTAATTATTTATTTTGTTAAATTCAATTTCTTTAAAAAAGCTGGGTATCAAATCCTTTGCAGACTTATTCCACTCTCATTTGTAAAACAAGAAACACTCTGTTTTGTGTCAGAGTATTTTGGTTTGCACCTCGTTTATCTGTTGCATTTTCTTTTTCATGTATGCAACCGCAAGGCTGATACGGCTGACAATTTCTTTATCTATAGTGTTATCGCGATATATGCGTAGAATCTTTATTTGCTTGGACTTTGATACATAAGGGCAATAAGAAACGAAATCCCACCATGCTCTATCCCAAGCGAGCATATTCAAGTGTATTTGCCAATAGTATTCGGGCTTTAGTTCAAGAAGGTCTTCGGGTTTTTCCATAAGTAGATATTCAAGGTGGTGCTCTATGAGAAATGGACATTTAATTTCTATTCCACCTTCTTTGCTACGTACTATTCCATCTGCACTAACACCACAGAACTTCTCATATCCCTCGAGTGGCAAAAATTCTACTTCTATAACTTCGCTATTTGTTTCTGCTGCATATCTGTTGCGAGCCGAACTTTCCATAAGCGTGCCATAGTCCATAGCCCTACTGGACACGGTTCTGTCTTCAATGTACTCATCAAGCGTGCCATTTTGGGGAATATAACGCTCCATAATTTTCCGATTAAGGTAGGTGTATGTGGCATCGGAAAACGGCATGTTGACCTTTTTCGTTGTTGGTATATTTCTTGATTTAGGGTGTTCCATTTTGTACGCCTCTATTTCGTCATTTGTAAGCGGTACATCTTCTTTATGGTCCTTCATCAAGTAATGAAACTCGGACGCGGTAATTAGGCCAACACGTTGCCGAAACCACTCTTGAGAACGTTGCTCTATCATTTATCACTTTCCTTTTTACGTCCTACCTGCTTCTTCTCTTTGTCTCCAAATAGATCCTTGCTTGGGTCGACCTCCTCGACTGTAGCTTCGATTGATTGTGGCTCATTGTCAATATATTCAGGGGTAAACATATCAATGTCCAAATCCTCTACGTTGTCGGAGTTTACCTTTATACGAGCTTGGTCATATTTCAGAGCGGTAGCCATTTCTATTGACTGTGGGGCATACTTGCTCAACAATGCCTTCAAGACAGTTTTCTCGCACATTCTGTCGAACTGATCTGGGTCTGTCCAAGGCGATGTTCGCCCTGCTCGGAAAGCTTGTGAGTATTTCTTAGCATGCTTTACAACCTCGTCCTTAGTCCAGTAGATGGTTTTGTTGAAGCCATTAACAAGTTCGAGACGAGCCATGTACCCAATTATCTCATCAGTTTCTCTTTTACCCTCATCAAACTCATAGTCGCCTGTAAACTTGTTGCGTTTCACAAGTTCTCCCTTGTGTACGGGTTCTGAAATTATATTACGGATTTCGCCAGAGCGAAGGCAAAGCTGAAGTAGCCCCTTGTAACCCAACTGAAATTGGCTCGTACGCCCATAAGGAATAATGTACGCATATCCCATTGTTGGAACGACGGGAAGTTGCAAAGTTGCGGCTACCATAGCTGCTCCAACAATACTCATCGGATCGCATTTACGAAGGTAATTATTACCATTTGTTACAGAAATTACCGAACTGATAAAACCTGCCGCTTGTGATTCGCTTCCAAAACACCCTGCTATTTTTTGCATTACTGATGGATTTTGCATAATAGAGGCAACTGTCTGTGGTTGCTTTGTCAAATTTGTTTCTGTCATAAATAATTTGTTTTATATCGTTAATAATTTCTATCAATTTGTTATAAACATTGGATTTTAACAGAGGCTTCCACTTGTCTATAATATCTTTATAATGTTTTTTCTTTTCGCACACATAAGCCGCTATCGCATCTTTCTCTGTTCTGAAAGAACCTAAATAAGTTTTAGAATAAATTGCCAAAAAGGATTTCCCTGATTTATAAACCCCAAGATGTTTCTTCTTATTCGTTTTTGTGATAGAAGTTAGCATATAATTAATTTCTGGCGGGATAAAACAACATGTGGAAGGAGAGTAAATCTTTACATCAAATCCATAACAAAAAACATCTTTGTCAATATCAAACCCCTTGATGTAATTTTCTTCATACCATTTGCGATATTCTGAATAATAGAGCCAACTATCACATACGACACAATTCTTGTATGACGGGTGTTTTGCCTTGTATTCCTCATCACAACATCTTTGTATCATAGACCGCCATTTTTGGAAAGACCTTTCATTGGTTGCAACATTTACGGAGTCATTTACACCAAACCTTCTTTTCCTTAATTTCGGGATAATTACTCCTTTGCGCTCGGCGCTCTGCTTTAAGAATTTACAATATTTACACCCCCCAATATTTGATAATAAAGAACGAATGCTGACATATATAGTATTTCCACATTTATTACACAAGACTGGATATTTTTCTTCCAAAGAGTATTTTTGCGGAATTAATGATAAATTATATCTTTCACCATGTTTGTTTTTTACCCTCTTTATATTTTCCTCCAAAGATAAATATGGATGGCTTTTCTTTTCTATACTTATTAATTTCCCACACTCAGGACAACCACAGCCTGACAAGTGCGATTGCGGCCACTGCGAGAATTCTCCATGCTCTTTGCAAATTATACGAATTTTTGTCCTTTTGTTGATATAGCCTGTTTTAGAGTAATCATATTTATTTCCATGAATTTCTGTTGCTCTAATTATAAATTCAGATGTATTAAGTTTCTTTGGCATTGTTTTTTTTGTCTTGTATTACCTTAAATGAAAAACTATTTAAGGTCTTGTTGTAGACTATTTTGCGCTCTTGAACCATTTGATTAATCTCATTCTTAACTTGGGTCGTAACTTCACTTATCACTTCATTAAATGTAGCAGAAGTCGGCGTTTTAAGAGCAGCTTTCTTTTGTGCGTTGATTTTTTCTATAATATCTAATATATCTATCATGTCTTGTAAATGAAAAAAGGCCAACTATCTTCACAGACAATCAGCCCCGTATTTAAACACAATTATATTATAAATTTTTTCTACGAGCATATTCCGCTATAAGCAACGCATCTGATTTATTGTCATCAAGATTCTTACATCTTTCACTTCTCCTTAAATCTACATTCGGAAACAATCGTCTTGAAGCGTTAAAAGAAGTTGCCTTTGTGTTTATGTCTTTTACCTTGTTTTCTTT